CCGAACGCGCGGCTGAGGACGAGCGCCGCAAGAAGGAGGTCGCCGACATTGCGCGGTTCCTGGAGCGGCCGGCGGCGCGGCTGCCCATGGGCGACGGATACGCCGAGCCGCAACAGGTGCGCAAGGGGCTCTCCCGCGCCGGCTGGGAATGCAAGGGCGGCATGCTCTACGCCCCCACGTCGCGCGGCGAGCTCGTGCCGCTCTGGACCGAGGAGGTGGTGTTCGGCCCGCTGCCCGACGACCCCGAGGCCGCCCGCTACTACCGGGCGGTGCGCCGGTCGCTGGAGCAGGACTACGCGCCGCTCTACGTGAAGGCGCTGCGGCTCCGCGGCCTCTACGGCGAGGCGGCCATCGCCCATCTCGACGAGACCGAGCGGAAGGCGCTGGCCGAGGGGTCGGACACGGCCGGCGGCGCGCTGGTGCCGGCCGACGTGCTGCCGGAGCTTCTGTCGCGCATCTCGGACACGAGCGTGATCCGGCGCTACGCCCGCGTGGTCAACACCTCGCGGGACATGGTGGTGTGGCCGCGGTTCCAGCCGGCGTCCGGTTCCGGCGGCAGCATCTACAGCGACGGGTTCATCGGCTCGTGGGTGGGCGAGACCCCGACGTTCGCCGACGTGGGCCCAAGTTTCGGCTTTTTCCAGATTCCGGTTCGGAAGCTGCGGGCGGCGACGGTGCTCTCGAACGACCTGCTCGCCGACGCGGCGGCCAACGTGCTCGCCGAGCTCACGACCCGCGGGGCGCGCAACCTCGCCCTCGTCGAGGACCAGGGGTTCATCACCGGCGCCGGCACGTCGTACGAACCTCAGGGCATCCTGAACGGCGGCGCCGCGACGGTGGACGTCGAGGGCAGCACCGCCAACACCATCAGCAACACGACCACCAACGCCGGCTCGGCGCCGAAGCTGCTGGACCTGGTCTACGCGGTGCCGCCGCAGTACCGACGCGGGAGCTGCGCGTGGCTGATGCACCCGCAGGTCGAGAAGGCGATCCGGAAGCTGGTCGACTCGCAGAACCGGTTCCTGTTCCAGCCGCTGGTGGGTTCACAGTTCGCCGGGCGTCCGGCGCCGATGACGCTGGAGGGCTACCCGGTCGAGAACTCGCAGTTCATGCCGACGGACGGCAGCGACGGCGCCAGGGTACTGGTGTTCGGGGAGCTCAGCTCCTACATCGTGGTGCAGCGGGCGCAGATCACGACCGTCGTGCTGCGTGAGCGGTTCGCCGACACCGACCAGGTGGGCCTCATTCTGTTCGAGCGGGTCGGCGGCGCGCTCGCCAACGAGGACGCCGTCCGCATCGGCGTGGTCTAGGAGGCATAGATGACGACACGACACCAGAGTCTGGCCGAGACGTGCCGCATCACCGACGCCATCGAGGCGCGCCGGGTGAACAATGCGACGCAGAACGGCAACGAGCTCGACATGGCCGGCTGGGACGGCGTGATCTACGTGCTCACGGTGGGCAACACCGACACGACCGTCGCGTTCAAGGTGCAGGGTACGAATACGAGCGGCACCGGGTATGCCGACGTCCCGGGCGCGGCGGCGACGACGCTCACGGGCACCGACGACAACAAGCACGTGGCCATCGACCTGTGGCGGCCGGCGAACCGGTACCTGCGGCCGGTGGTGACCGTGGGGTCGGGCACGACGGGCGCCGATTTCGCGGTCGTCGCCATCCAGTACCGCGGGACCGGTCGCCAGCCGGTGTCGCCGCAGCCGCTGGACCAGCTGGTGAAGGTGGCGCAGGGCTAACGTATGCCGACGACGAAGGCGGTCAAGGGCCCGCCCGAGGATAAGGCGCTCAAGGCGTCGGGGTGCGCCCATTGCGGCGGTGAGCTGCAAGCGCACCCCGACGGCCGCAAGCACTGCAACCGGTGCGGGTGCTGTTTCAACCCGGACGGGACGCTGCGGCCGCCGGGCTGCGCGAACTGAATACGAGGCCGGCTCAGTCCTGCCTGTGCGGAGTGAGGGATGGCCGTCACCGACAGCTACGCCACGCCTGCGGAGTACCGTACGGCGCTGGACAAGATCGACACGTCCGACGACGTCGACATCGAGGCGGACCTGCTGACCGTCTCGCGACTCATCGACCGCTGGTGCGGCCGGCACTTCACGGCCGATAGCAGCGCTACGACCCGCTCGTTCGTCGCCGGCGCCACCGGGCCCATCTATCCGGAGGCGGAGAATCCCTGGCGCTATGCGCGCGGGAATGCGTTCCTGGAGGTCGACGACCTGGCGGCGGCGCCGACCCAGGTGCTCGTGGACGAGAACGGCGACGGCGTGGCCGAGACGCCGTACACGGACTACGACCTCTGGCCGCTGAACGCCATGGCCGGCAGCGAGCCGCGCCCGTACACGGCGCTCATGCTGCGGCCCACCGCGTCGCGTCTGGTCTGGCCTCCCGGCCGTCGCGTGACCATCACCGCGCGCTGGGGCTGGCCGGCGGTGCCCATGGCGATCAAACGGGCATGCATCCATCTGACCGGCATCCTCCGTCTGGAGACGCCGCGCGCCGTACGCAGGACGACGGAGACCGGGGAGATTCTGCAGGCGACGCGGCAGGCGCGCGACATCATCGACGAGCTGGTGCGGCAGTACGGGAGGGTGCGGTTTTGACCGTCGCGTACGAGGTCCGCATCGTCGGCCTGGCGCCGCTGCTGCGCACGGTGCGGGACCCGGCGCTGGTGGCGCGCCCCCTCCGTGAGGAGCTGGACCAGCTGTCGCTGCTCGCCCAGGCGCGCGCCCGCGAGGGGGCGCCGAAGGACACGGGCGCGCTGCGCCGAAGCTTGCTGCGCGAGGTCCGGCCGCTGGGCGCGCGCGTCTACAGCCATCTCGTCTACGCGCCGGTCATGGAGCTGGGGCGCCGGCCCGGCGCCCGCATGCCGCCGCCCGAGGCGCTGCGCGGCTGGGCGCGCCGGCACGGATTCGGCACGTCCCGCGGCGCGCTGTTCGTGTTGGCCAGGGCCATCGCCCGCCGCGGCATCAAGGGGCGGTTCTACATGCAGGCTGCCGCGGAGGCGGTGCGACAGGCGATGCCAGCGGCGCTAACGCGCATCGCCGCCCGCATCTCGGGCCGCTGGGGGACGCCATGAGCTGGGCGGCCGTCCGTGACGGGCTGCGCGACCGGCTGCGCACCATCGACGGGCTCTCGGCGTTCGACACGATGCCGCCGGCGCTGCCCGACCGCGACTCGGCGGTGGTGTTGCCGGGCGAGCCGCTGCTGGAGCCGTTCGCGCATCGCGACACGTGGGCCCTGCTCGTGCGCGTCGCGGTGCGCTGCCAGCGCGCCACCGTCCGCGACGCGCAGGATGCGCTCGATGAGTACGTCTGGCCGGTGGGCAGGCGCAGCATCGTCGCCGCCGTCCAGGCCGACCCGACGCTCGGCGGCGTGGCGGACGATACGGCGTTCCTGCGTGTCGACGGGTACGGGGCCATCGAGGGGCAGTCGGGGACGGTGCAGGCCGAGGTGTGGTTCAGGGTGGTGTGCAGATGACGACACGCGTGCTCAACATCGGCGCGGGCCGCAAACAGGCGGAGGGCGAGATCACCCTGGACGTGTCCACGGTCTACGGGCCCGACGTGCGCGGCGACGCCCTGCGGCTGCCGTTCGCGGCCAACAGGTTCGACCGGGTCGTCTGCCATCACGTCCTGGAGCACCTGCCGCGCGAACACCTCGTCCAGGCGATGAACGAGATGTGGGTGGTGCTCAAGCCGGGCGGCATCGCCGACATCGAGGTGCCGGTGTTCCCCTACTGGACGGCGATGGCCGACCCCACGCACGTGTCGTTTTTCGTGCCGCAGACGTTCGATTACTTCGTGATCTGCCGGCGCGACCACGAGCACGGCGAGGCGTGGCCGTGCCTCGAGGACAAGCGGCGTCTGTACGGCATCCGTCCGTGGGAGCTCGTGGCGCGCGAGCGGCACAGCGAGGGCAGCATCCTGCGGGTGTGGCTGCGGAAGGTGGAGGAATGAGGATTCAGGTCGTCTCGTCGCCGCACAGTCACAGCACGCGCGACGTGTTCCTGCGCGTCGTGAAGGGCCTGCGCCTGAACGGCGTCGACGTGCGGCCGTACGACCTGCTCCCCCGCTGGCAGGGGTTCGAGGTGCTCATCGGCCTGGCGAAGGCGCGCCGCATGCCGCTGCCGGGCGGGTTCAGCGCGCGGACGCTGGCATACGAGCCGGTGCTCGGCGCCGCCCTGTACCACGAGGTCGACTGGTCCATCATCGTGTCGCCGCAGTACGTCCCGCCCGAACTCCCGCGGCTCTTGCGGCGGGCCGGCGTGCGGGTCGCGGCTTACTGGACCGAGTGCCCGTACGAGGACTTCCTGTTCGTCCCCGAGTGCGCGGAGTTGTTCGACGTGTGCTTCGTCAGCGACCGCTACAGCGTCGGGCACTACCGCGCGTTCAACGAGCGCGTGGTGTATCTGCCGCACTGTTACGACCCGGACGTGCACTATCCAGGGAGCGACGAGCGCGACCTGGGCGTCGTGTTCATCGGCACGGTGTATCGGGACCGCTGGGAGCTGTTGCGGCGCGTACCGTGGGACGGGCTGGAGCTGCGCATTCATGGCCTCGTCTGGGGCCGCCGGAGCCGGCGCTGGCGGCAGCGCATCAGCACCGACCTCGTCGACAACGAGCAGGCGGCGGCGCTGTATCGGCGCGCCAGGGCGAGCTTCAACGTCCACCGCACGCTGCGCTGGATCGGCTTCCCGTGGCCCATCGACGAGGGCGAGGCCTACTCGCTCAACCCGCGGGCCTACGAACTGGCGGCCTGCGAGACCTTCCACGTGTCCGACTGGCGGCCGGAGCTGCGCGACGTGTTCGGTGACGCGGTGCCCGTCTACCGGACGCCCGGCGAGCTGGGCCGGCTGCTCCGGCGCGCCACCGAGGACCCGGTATGGCGGCAGGAACGAGCGCGCGCGCAGCGCGAGGCAGTGCAGGGGCACGATTGCAGGGCCCGCATGCGCACGGCGCTGGAGGCCCTGGCAGCCTGAGGAGGTAACAGATGGCCACTATCCAGACCCGGAACGCGAGCGTCTACTGGGGGACAGGCGCAACCCCGGCGCTCATCATGGAGACGCGAGACGTACGGATCGAGCTCGGGACCGATTTCGCGGAGGACACGGCGCACGGCGACGTGAACCGCTCGTTCGCGCCGACGTTCGCGAGCCCGAACATCTCGATTACCGGCCTGTACGACATCGTGATCGGCAAGTCGGACCAGATCGTGAAGGACGCTCTGGCGGCGGCGCTGGGGAAGTTCTCGATCTATATCGGGAGCTCGAACGTCTACGTCTACGGCAGCGGCTACGTGTCGGTCGACCAGCTGGGCGCGCCCTACGACGATTTCGCGCCGTTCAACTGGTCGATCCGGCCGGCCGGCACGCTCGGCTTCTACGCCAAGTAGTGATGGACGGGGCGCTGGGGAGCGTGACGGCCAGGGGCGCGCTGGCCGAGGTGTGGCAGGACGGCCGCAAGCGGGGCGTGCTGTTCCGCTGGCAGGTCGAGGGCTCTGCCAGCGACTGGCGCGGCAGCGCGAGCGCGCAGACGTTCTCGCCGGCCTTCGATGCCAGCCGCCCGTGCCTGTTCCGGCTGGTGCTCAACGCAGGCTCCGCCGACGTGCTGCGGCTGGAAGGCGAGGGGCACGTCGAGGGGCCGGCGCTCGTGGGCGTCCGCTCCCGCGTCCCGGTGCAACTGAGAGGTACGAGGCTATGGATCGCGACCACAACACGCCTACCCGTCGCGTCGAGCTGAGCGACGGGAACTGGATCGAGCTCAGAACCCGCATCCTGGGCGCGGATTATCGCGTCATGCGCGAGGCCGCGCACCGGCGCGGGTTCTCGGACGTCATGCTCGATTTCATGGCCGCATTGCCGGGTCTCACGATCGCATCGTCGTTCGGCGAGGTCACCGATGAGGTCGTGGACCGGCTGCCGACCGACGATCTGCTGAAGCTGCTGGCGACGCAGGCCGAGGACACGGGCCCAAATCCGTCCACGCGTTCGTCCGGTGGTGGCACCAGGACGAGCGCGAACCGGAGCCGCCGGTCGAATGGGTGATCGCGCAGATATGCGAGGAGTTCGGATGCACGCCGGAAGAGGCGCTGAGGCAGGACCTGCGGCTCTGCATGGACATCATGGCCATGCGCCGCTACGCCCGCCTGGCGTCACGGTTCCGCGAGGAGGGGCCCAAGGGTCTCTCCATCGAGGACCAGCGCATGCTCCTCCGTATGGAGCGGGAGGCGGACGTTCGGCCGGGCGCGCAGCCGTCGCGCGGCGAGATCGAGTTGCTCCGACGCGCGTTTCAGGGCTGACGGATGAGCCTCAGCGCCTCCTCCATGGCGGCGTTGGCGCTGCGCAGCGCCGCGATCGCCACGTCGAGCGCGGCCACGTCTCCGCCGTCCAGGTAGAGTTCCAGCGCCACGGCGGCCGCGCCGTAGTGGAGCGCCGTGCGTTCGATAGCGTCCATGAGCGCGTCGGGCAGGTCGTGGTTGTGGGCGACGCTGAGCATGCGTTGCGCGTCCCGGCGCATGTAATCGGCCGCGCTGCGGTAGTCCCCGCGCTGGAACGCCTCTCTGGCCAGAGTGGTGTAGCTCTGGGTCTCCGCCCATTCGAGGCGGAATGCGGTGACCGGATCGAGCGCCTCCGCAAGCGACGTTTGCGTGGCGTCCGGCGTTTCTCCGTCTGCGCAGGCGACGGCGAACGCCACCATCGCCGCGAGCATGCCTATCAAAACAGTTGTTCGCATGGTGTCCTCCGTTCGATGCGGGCGAATCGTACGACGGGTGGCGGTCGGTCGTCAAGGAGGGCGTGAATGCCTGCGGCGACGCTGGAGCTGCAGATTCGGGCCACGAACCAGGCGTCGGGGCCGCTGAACCGCGTCGCGGCGGACCTGGAGCGTCTCAACGGCGCATCGCAACAGGCCGGCCGCAACGCAGCGCTGTTCAGCGGCGAGGCGCGCACGCTGGGCCGTGCGGCCGTGGCGGCGGCCCTGGGCGTCGGCGCCCTGTCCATCTCCGCCCAGAGCCTGCGCGCCGCCGTCGGCAACACCATCGGCGCTGCCGTCGCGTTCGAATCCTCGTTCGCCGGCATCCGCAAGACGATGGACGCCACTGAGGAAGAGTTCGCCCGTATCGCCGCCGCTAACCGCGCCATGGCGCGCGAGCTGCCCATCGGCGTAAACGAGATCAACCGCATCGGCGAGCTGGCGGGACAGCTCGGCGTGCGTGGCGTCGACAACCTGCTCAAGTTCGAGCGTACGGTCGCGAACCTGGCCAACACCACGAATTTGACGGCTGAGGAGGCGGCCACGGCGTTCGCCCAGATCGCGAACGTGATGCAGCTCCCCATAAGCAGCATCGACCGACTGGGCGCGAGCGTCGTGGAGCTAGGCAACAACTTCGCCACGACCGAGCGGGACATCGTTGCGTTCTCCCAGCGCATCGCCGGCGCCGGCCGCATCGCCGGCCTGTCGTCGGCGGACGTCGCCGGCATCTCGACCGCGTTCGCGTCTGTGGGCGTGGAGGCGGAGGCTGGCGGCACCGCGGTGCAGAGGGTCCTCGTCGCGATCCGGACGGCGGTGGCCGAGGGCAACCAGGACCTCGCCGTGTTCGCGCGCACGGCAGGGATGGCGGTCTCCGAGTTCGCCGAGCTCGCCCGCACCGACCCTGCCCAGGCCTTCGTGCGCTTCGTCGAGGGGCTGGGTCAGGCCGGCGACCAGGCGGTGGGCATCCTGCGCGAGCTGGGCCTCGAGGACCAGCGGCTGGTGCGGGCGTTCCTGGGCGTCGCCAATGCGGGCGACCTGTTGCGTCGCGCCGTGCAGACCTCCAATCAGGCGTTCCTGGAGAACAGCGCCCTCGCCGAGGAGGCGAACAAGCGCTACTCGACCATGGAAGGCCGCCTGCGCGTGCTGCAGAACCGCGCCGCCGACCTGGGTATCTCCCTGGGACAGGCCCTGGCGCCGGCGGTGATGCAGCTGGCGGCCGGGCTGGACCGGGCCCTCGCCGGCGCGGAGCCCCTGGTGCCGGTGATTGGAGCGCTGGCCCGCGAGGTCCCGCTCATGGTCGCCGCGTTCGCCGCCTTCATCGCCCTGCGCGTAGGCGCGGTGGCGGCAACCTACGCGGCGCAGTTCATGCAGCTGGCCGGCGCCATCGGCGCCGTCAACGCCGTATCCGTGGCCCTGACGGGAAGGTTCGGCGGGCTGGGCGCGGCGCTCAGGAGCCCGGTGGCGCTGGTCGGCGGCCTGTCCCTCGCGCTGATCGGAGCCGACGTCGCGGTCCGGCGGTTCACCGGTGCGGGCCTGCTCGAACACCTGACAGGCGCTGCCGACCGCGCCAGACGCGCGGAGCGCGCGCAACAGGCCCATAACGAGGCACTCCGCCAGTACGAGCTCCTCCTGCGGCAGGGCATGAGCGCCGAACAGGCGCGCGTCACCGTTCTCGAGAACGAAGCGGCGCGGCTAAACGACCTGAACCGCGAGCTGGAGCGTCGGCGCGAGCTCTTCGCGGAACGGCTGGGCGGCGCGACGAGCCCCGCGCTGCAGCGTCTGGCCGATGAGCGCGCGCTCGAGTCCATGGGTCGCGATATCGACGCCGCGGTCACGCGCATCCTCGCCTCGAACCCGACGCTGCGCGAGCTGCAGGAGATCATCGCCGGCCTGCCCGACGCGCTGCGGCCGGCTGTCGAATCGCGCCTGGAACCCCGGATGCGAGAGCTCACCCAGGCGGTCATCGACGCCAACCGCGCGCTCTTCGAGCAGCGCGACCTGGCACCGCAGGCGGCCCTCTTCCTCGACCTGATCGGCGAATCTGCGCAGAAGAGCGGCGAGGAGATGGAGACGTTCGCCGACGCCATCCAGCGCACGCTCGACGAGCTCGACGAGCTGAGCCGCGTGCAGCGCGAGCTCGCCGAGGTCGTCCTGGGGCCGAAGGACGTCAAGCGCATCGAGCTGGAGAAGCAGATAGCTGACCTGGAGCGCCTCAAGGCGATCATGGGCGAGGCGTTCCCGGAGGAGGCCCAGGCGCGCCTCGACGCCGCGAGGCGGGAATTGCAGCAGCTGACGCTGGCCGAACGCCAGACGGCGCTCGACGCGGAGCTCTTGGGCGCGCGCCTCCGCGAGCTCGGTGTGTCGGCTACCGATGCGACCGGGATGCTGCAGGAGCTCGGCGCCAAGCTGGCGGCGCTCCCGCGCGACCAGCGCATCCGTGTCCTCACCGAGATCGACCAGCTCTCGCAAGAGGAGCTGTTGCGGTTCTTCGCCTTGCTGCGCCAGACGACGTTCGAGATACCAGTCGTCCTGCGGCTCGCCGAGCAACCCGTCCTGTCCAACCTGCCCGAGCGTCAACGGCGGCTGTTCCAGGGCATCGAGCCGTTCGCCGAGGGCGGCGTCGTCCGCAGGCCGACCATCGCGCTCCTGGGCGAACGAGAGCCGGAGTACGTGATTCCGCAGAGCAAGCTCCCGCGCCTGCAGGGCGGCGCCGGCGTGCAGGAGTTCCGCCGTATCAGCACGGCGTTCTGGCGGGCCCTGTCGGGACAGATGACGGCCGGCGCGACGCTGCGCGTGGACACCGAGAGCGCGACCAATGCGCTGGTGAAGTTGCAACGCGAGCTGGACGCGGCGGGCATGTCGGTCGAGCAGTTCGCTGCCGCCATCGAGCTCATCCAGGAACGCGAGGAGGCGGCGCAGCGTGCGGTTCAGGAGTCGATCCGCGCACGCATCGAGCTCCACAAGCTCGCGGCTGTCCTGGGGCAGGCCGGCGTCACCGGCGAGGCGTTCCGCCTGACCGTCGCCCTGCAAGAGGTGCACCGGGCGTTCGCCGAGGCCGGCGCCGAGATGGACGACCTGACGTTGCAGATCGTCTCGGCCGCGAGGTCGCTCGACCGAGACCTTATCCAGCGCGTGCAGACCTTGCGCGAGCGGGCCGCGGAAATCGCCCGCAAGGAAGGCCGCGCGTTCACGATCGAGACCGGACCTCTGGGCGTCGACGTCGGCGGTCAGCGCGTGGTGATGTCCGGCGTCATGACCGAGCTCGGCCGCCGGCGTCTCATCGAGAGGCACCCAGGCATCGAACGCCACATCCACGA